CTTAGCCCAATCAGTAAGATAATCTATTAGACCACAATATATCTCACCATTTGCAGGTGAGTATAAACGTAATTTACCATCCCATCCTTTATACCTTCGAGTCTTCTGCATATACTTTGCATTATCAATCTCAAAGGTAAAAAATTCTGCTGCCTCTTTGTGGAGATGAGGCTCTGCTTCAACTTTTAAATAGACTTCATTCTTCTTACGTATAAGGAGGTCCATAAAACCATGCTACAATAGATTTTCTCAATCCAGAACTGATAGGTCTAACCCTATGCCATTGGTCAGCTTGAAAAAAGAGTGCACTACCTTTACTCAATTTAAAATCTTTAAACCTTGGCTCAATCCCTGGTTTATATATTTCTAAATCAAACTCCCCACTTTGATACTCTTCTGGATCAGTTAAAAAAAGTGACATACTAAGTTTTCTAACCAGTCCTTTGTTAGGTGCTTTATGTTGGTCAACATGCCAATCATAAAATCCACCTTCAGAATATATACCAAATTGTACTGGTTCAACACCAGTTAAATTTAAATACCACCCAGATGCAATATTCATCTTACGTGCCATACTGAAAAGCATACTTAAAAGTTGAGGATCTTTAATCCATGCTACTTCAGATTTTCTAGAATTATTATTACCTTCCTGTAACTTACCCTCATTCCATTTTAAATTTGTGTTAGATATAGCAGATCTAACTACTGACATTGAAGGGTCTGAAAATTTTACTATTTTATAAGGTTCACCGTATTTCATTACATACCACTTTGAAAACGCTCCCACTCAATAGCATTTTTAATCTGATAATTACGACTTTGTATCTGTCGTAAAACACCATCAAGAAAGAAGATCACTTGTTCTATATAGTCGATTTTCAATTGAAGTTTTCTAACATCTTCATCTGCTTCAATGAACATGTTAACCTCTTCTTTAGTAGTTAATTTAAAATCAAATGGTGTATCTCTGTATATTGTTGCAGGTGCTTTTCCTTTATAGTATACCCATTTTGATTTAATTAATCCTCTCATTTCACTTTCTCTATCTTTTTTCATTAGAGAAAATGTATTATAAAATTCCATATAACGCATATGAAGTTGAGGAATTCTTACAGATTCCTCACCATACTTATCAGGATCTATAACACTATCAGTCTTCCATAGATCTTGAAGAGTTTCTAAATTCATTATTTTCTAATCCATCTTGGTAGATAAAATATTAACCAAGCAAGAACCCAAAAGGTTGCTAATACTAATGCATGTAATAATCTTGGAGTATTAACTATTAATCCAATAGTTACAAGTCCCATCCAAAGATAATCTAAAGTACCATGAAATCTATACCATACATTTGCACCATACTTATCAATAAATTTTTGTCTTCTTTTTGCAAACCACGGAGATACGTGTCGCATCATAACAAATCCCTCATTGAGGAACATTACAGTAAATCCAATCCAGAATATCATATACCTTGATCTTTAGTTTTTTCAAAAAATTCTTTCATTGATGATGATACATCAGGTGGATCTGGATATTTGTATCCTTTAATCTTCATCCACTTCTGACGCAATGCACCAAGATACCATGACTGAGATAGACTCTTAGGTCCATTCTCTAGTAAGTCAAGTTCTTTTGCATTACTTGTGTATGCTTTATATTCTTCCCTCCAGTTAGAGTCATCCCATTCTGTAGTGGGTTCTTCCCTTGGATTATCACCTTTTCTCAATCCCATTGGATTTACCTCCCATACCACAATATGTATAGACCTTAGAACACTAGCACAGATTTAAAAATTTGTCAAGTATCTATCTTCTATTACTAGAATTTGTATTTCTAACTTCAAATAAAGTATAACTAAAAGTTGCTGTAGCAACCATAAAATCATTATCACCACCAGTAACATCAAAGTCCATTGTTGATAATTGAGTAGGGAATATATTTTCAAATATAACTTCAAAGTTAGTTAAATTATTATTATTCAAAACTTGTAAAGTAGCATCAGAATACTTAGCACTATCTGCAGCAGTTTTACGAGCATCACCTCTACTCCAAGTATCAATCCATGTATCTCTATCACCAATATCAGATGGTACTCCTAAAGCACGTATCCAATTATGGATCTCCATATAATTTCTTAAATCTTCATCAACTATAAAATCTACTTCTAAATCACCATACTCTACATTACCTTCTATAGGAATACTTACTCTACCTGCTGTTGGTATCTCAACTTTCCCTAAAGATAACGTAGGGATAGATGCTTTTTGACATAAAAAAGAAACCTTCTTTGCTTTTTCTATTAGAAAAAGAAACCCAATAGGTGAAAGAAAATTTCTATTATCTAGTTGATCGGTATACCAGTTAGCCATTGCAACTTTTTTTAATTATTTAGGCACATAAAAAGGAGGCCCTCTGTGGCCTCCACTCATTTCTTTTACTTGATTCCTATTATGCATATCGTTTTCCTGTTATGTTTACGTGATAAGAACCTCCTTACAGATTCGTTTACAGGATGCTGAATCGTCTATGCATTCAATTAAACAAGAATAGTAGTCATTAATTCGATCTTCTTCTTCTGAAATAATTTCTGAAAAATTCCAACCATTTAATTGGCTACGTGAAACTAGATTATGCATAATTGACTCTCCATGCATTACAGTTTACTAGATGAACATTCATAATAAAGATTTGGATTCATCTTGTTCTCTCCAATTCTACCATTATTTATATGTTGGTATCAACAAATACATGTGGAAATTAACAAATATAAATGCCTACGCAATAATACTCATAACACCTGAACAACTCCTTTAACATCTGGAATCTCTTCCATAAGTTTACGTTCAATACCTTGCTTCAAAGTCATAGTACTCATAGCACATGTCTCACATGCACCACCAAGTCTTACTTTAACATATCCTGTTTCCTCTTCTATCTCTACAAGTTGAAGGAATCCACCATCAGCTTCTATGTAGGGAACAAGTTCTTCAAGAACTTTGATTACATTTTCTTCAGTTAAATCCATTATCTCTTAGTTTGACTATTAGTATTCCTAACTTCATACAACATATATTTGAATGTAGCACTTGCTGTAAAGAAATCATTATCGTTCTGAGTTACATCAAATGATATAGTAGATAAATTTACGGGGAATAAATTTTTAAATACAACGTCGAAATTAACTATATTGTTATTGTTCAATACTTGTAGAGTAGCATCTGAAGTTCTAGGATCCTCACTAGGTAACCCTTGATATTTTGTATTCCAATCACTTCTTTCCTTCATAGTTTGTGGAGTACCTAATGCTCTAATCCAATTATGAAGTTCCATATAATTTCTTAGATCCTCATCAACTTTAAATTCTAAGTTGAGTGCACCATATTCAATATTTCCTTCTACTGGAATAGGAACCATACCCCTAGTTGGAATATTAACTGATCCTAAAGTTAGAGATGGTATCTCTGCCTTCTGGCATAAAAAAGAAACCTTCCTTGCTTTATCCAATACGAAAACAAATCCTATTGGAGAAAGGAAGTTCTTATTTGTTAATTGATCTTGATACCAGTTTGCCATTATAGCAGTACTTTTTTAATTATTTATACCCACCGATTAACAACTAGTTCAACAGCATTACTTGAATTAACTATCTGACTCTCTACTTCAAATCCATTAGACTTAGCAACACTGGTAAGTAATTGTATACAATACAACTGTGTTATCTTTTCAAGGAATCTTTCTATTGGTATTTCATGAGACCAAGTTTGTCTATCGGTTATCAACTCATAGCATTGAGACTGTTTGTTCCATACGAAACCCATATCATCACCTACAATTACTTCACACATTACTCTCTCGTGCTCATGTCCTATAGGATTTACTAACTGTCTATTAATATCAACTGGATAACCATCAAACATCAATGCTTGTATTAATGCTGGTTTGTTTGTGATCTTCGTTTTTATTTTGCTGAAGTGTGACATTGTAGTATTCTGGTTTGTATTCTCTAGAGATAACGTTAACGTTATTTAGAGCCT